TACATCAATAAACTTATCTTTAGATATATCTCCCCATACTATAAAGTGTGAGTCAATATGAGGTTGAGTTCTATCTCCAACTAATGTTACTAGAATTGCATAGTCAGCAGAAAAAAGTTCTTTGCTATTAAAGATAAGTTGATTAGTGGTAGTTGTTTTGACTTGTACTGTTTTATTATTAATAACTAAATCATAACCTTCGTCCCCTCCGGTTAAAACTCTATCATCAATTGCTACTTTGTAAACTTTTGCAGCAGCCTTTTCTCCTAGATATCCCATTAAGTTTACTGCCCAAGAGGTATTTTTTGAATCAAATTTTTTGTCAATTACATTGTGTTCTTGTTTGTTGTTACGCATTGCTTCAACAAATACTAAACAAGAATTAATTTCTTCGTTAGTTAAATGTACTTCAACCATTTTTTACCCTCCTGTGCTGTAGAATCCTGTTCCTTTAAAATGTATTGCTGGTGCTGACCATATACGAACCATAGTGTAATTGCAAAGGGTGCATACTCCGGGTAGTGGATCTTGTGTTTCTTCTACTGTTCCACAGTTGTTGCACTTGTAATCAAATAGTGGCATTAGATACAATCATTCCCATCTTCCGGTGTTGACAATGTTAATAAGGAACCACAGTTTAAACACTCAGCATCTAGAAAGTACATGGCTAGTTCGTTACCTTCAAAAGATACTAATGCTTTGAATACAGTGCAACCACATAGACACACATCACCAATGGGATTGCCACGCAAATCCATTGATAGAGAATAGTTGGTTTTGTAATCTCTTATAGGTATTGGTTCACTCATCTGTTACTTTATCTGAATCATAGAACGGTCTAAAGCCACCTAAGTTTTTTGTTAAAGCAACTAGCACACGCTGCACTTTCATACGTGCACCATCTGGAGTTGTCTTTAACTCTTTGGCAACTATACTCCACTCTGATTGTTCGTCCATAAATCTGAGTCTGAGTATGTTTTGCTTTGATTCTGGTAGTTTGTAAAAGCCTGTTGCTATATCTGACCGTAATGCTAGCCAGTTATTGCCATCTGTTACATCACCTTTACCAAACTTAAAGTTTAGATCTTGAATCTTGGCTGGTATCTCATAACTTTCTGTTATGATTGACGGAAGAAATGCCTCAACAACAGACAAATCGTAGTAATATAAGTCATTAGTTTTGTATCCAGCCTTCTTTGCTTTTTCTATTTCGCAGTACTTTAACGCTGCATTACGTAATGACTTGGCTATTAAGTTGTCTTTATCTTTGCGTTCATAGGTAGACCACTCTTTGTATTTTTTAGGATGAGATACAAACCAGACCCATAACTCTTGTGCTATGTCATCTCGTTCTAGCATTTGATACTTGCGATTGTATTCAATGGCTAGATTCTGCACCATGTCATTGTATTCTTCTATGTAGTTGGTCATGGAATGTCTATTGTTCCACCTAAGATTGGCACAGTATATGGAGATACCTTCTTACTATCTTGAATTAAGATACCTATACCTTGCTGCCAGTTGGCAGTACCAGATGTAAGGTAACTAGCCTGTTTAATATCCATCATGTGTCCAACCTCTAAACCAAATAAGGTTTGAGTCTTACCGTAGAAACCAACCGTGTCATGTTGTAACCCTAGTCTGTGTGTGTGTCCACACACTACTGACTTACCTATTCTTTTTGCTAGGTTCAGTGCTGTTGAGCCGGGCACTCTATTGAGTGCACCTTCATCTCCGTGTGCCATTACCCAGCCGGGTAACAACTCACGCATTCTATGTAGATAGGTAATACCTAAAGAAGAATACCCTAGCAATTGTTCTACTTCAAGTGACTTGAGGCTAGAAAAAGCAGGGGCATACTTGCGCATGTAAGTATCTATTCTATCTGTATGGTTACTGCGCTGAATATAAAATGGTTTTTTTCCTAGTGCTGCTCTGTACTGTGACATGATATCTCTTGTTAAATCTATTCCGTCTTGCAGCGTGCCAGCATATTCGCCTGCCATGCCTTTGTTCCAACGACTAGGTTCAGGTGCATCTAACTCGTCACCTACACACCACAACTCATCAGGCTTGTAATCTTTTATAAATTGAATTGAAGCCTTGACTGCTTTAGTATCGTGATATGGTATTTGAAGATCAGATAGAACTACTATCCTCTTCATAGGTACTCCTTAAAGGTATGCCTTCCCATAGTCCGCGCTGAACTAGTATTCCTATGGTTGCATAGTTGACTAGGTCTATGAGTGAATCTTCGATAGATTCGTAGTTCGGCGTGTCGTTCTTGTCACTACATAGATGGCTAATCCTTGCTAACTTGTCATACATACGCACTGTTAGCCCATTCATTGCACCACCGGGTGCATGGGCTATGTTGAGTGGACCGTAATCTTTATGCTTTTTTAAAAGGATTTGTAGGCATTGTTCCATTACATCTCTAGGGTCTTGGCTATTTTTCATTTAGTATCTTTTTTAATGTTTGATCTATATCTTTCATTGCTTCCCATACATCATGTTCTTCTAGCATTTCTTCTAACTGTCCTTTAGATGAGGCAACTAGGATACCTGCTAATGAAGTTAATAATTCTACAACTGTTTCTTTTTTTTCTGTTAACAATGCTTGATGAATATCTTCTAATGCAGATAGAATATTTAGTCCCCGTTTTTCTGAGATTGCTATCTGCAGGTTAGGCTTTACTGCTTTTATATATTCCCATACATCATGGGGAAATGCACTCTCCGATTCGCTCATTAATCCAATCAACTCCCATCTTAGTTATAACACTGTTAACATCTTCATTCTCTGGCATTGCTATTATATTTACGTTGCTTAGTTCTCTTGCTATCTTCTTGCCAAACTCCTGACCTGCGGCATCACCATCTGCTAAGACAATAACTATATCGTAATCATCAAGGATGCGGGTATAGTGTGATTTGTAATTGCTTGCTCCGGGTATACCTATAGTGGGGTGTATAGTTTTATTACTCATTAGGATGCAATCAAACTCACCTTCAGTTACACAGATATATTTGTCTGCTACAAAGCAAGCCTGAGTATTAAATATAGTAGTCTTAGCACCAATTAATCCCATATATTTAGGGTCTTCTCCGTTCATACCACGGAATCTTATATCTACCACGCCTGATGGCGTGATATAAGGTATTGCTAGTCTGCCTTTGTATGCTTCATGCCCCGGAAGAGGATCTTCTACCACTCCCAGATGAAAGATTCTGCCCTCGTCTACCGATAGACTGCGACTTGCTAGATAACCTTCTGCCAGTTCCAAATGGCTGTTGTACTGTTGAGTAGCCCGTAAGAGAAAGTGTTTCTGCATACTTGATAGCCTCATGGTAACTCACTCCTTTTTTATGTTGTATTAATTTATAGACATCTCCTGCGACACCACAACCATGACATTTAAATATATTGTTATCAAAGTCTACTGCTGCTGATGCATGGCTGTCGTCATGGAATGGACACTTCATCTTGCGATAACCTGACCCACGATTAGGTACTTGTGCACCTATATATTCTAGATATTCTCCGATACTATGCTTTGTCTGCATTTAGTACCTTTCTTAATAGTTCTACCCACACATGTACGGGCATAGTTGCATACCAATCGGCAGGGTTTCCCCGACCCTTACGCTTGTGCACAACCACGCCTGTCCATGCTTTGTCATTAGCCATTTCTGTAGCCAACTCTGTGAGCCAACCAGCCAAGTCCATCTTGGCATGATTCTTAATTTCTATTGTGACTCCGGGGATACCGGAAATATCCCCTTTGTCTAATGTTGCACCAGCCAAGCGTCTGTCTACATAAGGGAACCATTGCTTGAGGTATTTAACTACATCTCGCTCTGCTCCTGAGCCTTTGGCTTTGGCTGCGCTACTCATTGAGTTATCATTTCTACTTGTCGGTAATCACGGACAACATCTTCAAGATACATAGAGCCGGGTTCAAATGATAAAGATATATATGTATTGCCAGTATGATCGGCTTTGCCGTATCTGTTTTTGACTGGAGCAATACATAAGTAAACATCACTACCCTGCATCATCTGTCCTACTGTTAGTACCATAGCAGGTATTTGACTGACCATACCCTGTAATGCTGATCGCGGTTGGCAAGGAAAGCCGGGAGCACCTTCCTTTGTATGGTGTAGAACTAATACACATGCATTGGTATCACGCGCTAGATACTTTAACTCTTTCATAACTGCACGCATACCAGCAAACTCTTCATGCCCATCTATTGCTATGTCCATAAGATTGTCTACTACTATAAGTGTTGGACTTCTACCCCACATAGTTTCAAATGCTGATACTTCTTCATCTAAATCTTTTAGGGTAGGTGATGGTTCAAATGACCAGTAGAGATGATTATATTCTTTTAGTATCTCTCCTGCTTTAGTTGGATCTGTCTTTAGTATTTGTTCTGCTACTGATTGATTAATCTTAGAGCGCATAGCAACTAAACGCATTGCCATTGTATGAGCATTGGTATCTGCTGAGAAGTATAGAGTTGGTTGCTTCAATCGTGCTGCTATATGCAACGCAATAGAAGATTTGCCTGCTCCGGGTGTACCTGCAATTACAGTTACCTCTGCTCGGCGTAAAATAATTCCTTCCCTTTGAAAAGCCTGAAAGGTAGGCGGCAATGGTTCTCCGCCTACCTCTGGCTTGCCAATACTACGGCGCAGTGTTTTCATTACTGCTTAGTTTGATCCGCTTGGAAAGTATTCCAATCTGGTTGACCTGCTTTAACATACTGTGTTGCACACTTACTTGCATCACCTTGTTTAGCAGGACAGAAGTGTCCTTTGTATGGACCAAACTTTCCTGTTAGTCCATGAATACGTGTCATTGTACCGTGTGGACACATGCGTGTACCATTTGTAGGAGTACCAGATAACGGTACTGTTACTGTACTTGTAGCACCTAATGCTGCTGCTGCATATGCTGCATCTGGTTGTGGTGGTACTGCTGTATTTACTGGTGCGCTTCCACGCACTACTGTTTCTACTTCTGTTACTGCTTCTACAATTTGTGAGATATATGCAGTAAGTGCTGTAAATTCATCAGGTGTTTCACCACGCAAAGTAATTTGCGTACCGCCTGCTGTTTTTAGATTGATACTGATAGGTGCTTCTGTGCTGCTCATACTTCCTCCTTTAGTTTCTCTGTTAACTTCTTGGTATCTCTCCAAGACCTAACCTTCATTGCTAACTGGATACCTTTCCAGCCTTGTTTGATATCAACAAAGTGCAGAGTACATTCTCCACCGCCT